TCTCTTGCCAGTATGCATTACTGCCACTAGCTGGAGGAGCATTAGTAGCGCTGGCTCCCTGATTCTGAAGCGATCTAAATAATTTGTAAGAACCATCGGCTTGAATAGTTTTTACTTGAACTACATCACTTGGAATATTTTTTCCTAAAAATGCTCCATATGTTCCAGAAGTTGTGTAAGCTCTAACTGTATAGGCTCCAGATACCCAAGTTGGTACGAATGTTGTAGATTCTATATATCCGCCAGCACCAGCTGTTCCTGTTGCGCTAGTTCCATTTACAGCTATAACTTGAGCACCAATAAATCCAGCCGTTAGCTTTCCAGCGTCAACAGTTTGAATTTGTGCATTTTTAATTCTTACTACCTGATTTGGAGGATTAGCAGGATCTGGTACAATTTCAAATGGAACGTCAGCGCTAGTTCCGTTCCAAACTTGAAAATAATCAGCTACAAGCACAAAAGCTTTATCAATTCCGCCTACTTTTTGCAATCCAACAACATTATTATTTCCGTCTAATTTTAACATTGGGCCAAAGCTTGCAACCCAAGCGCCACCAGTCCTTATATATACTTTATAATTGTCGTCAGTATCATACCAAATATCACCAGCGTTGTATGTACCTCCGGTAGGCTCAGCGCTTTGATAATAAACTTTAGCTTTTCCATTAGCCGAAGTTTGTGCGCCTTCTGCTGTCGCTAATGCTGTTGCCGCATTAGTTAAAGCGGTCGCAGCAGCTAGCCCAACATCATTCCCACTTTCAGAATCAATAAATTTGCCCCTAACAGTAACTCCTTTACTAGCAAATAAATTACCTCTCTTTACCCTCTTATTTCTTTTGCTTGAATTTTGCCAAATGATAAATTCATCCTTGTCGTCAAGGGTAAGCGCTTCTTGAAGATCTTGGAATGAAAGACTCATATAGATAGTTTACATTAAATGTTGAATACTCGGACTGGAGTGAGACGACTTGTTATAGAATTATCACCGAGTTGACCTTGGCTATTAATGCCCCATGCCCATAGTCTACCATTTTTATCGATTGCGAGAGAGTGGGAACCGCCAGCGTTTATAGCGCAAAATGTTTTCGCTGCACCAGCAATGCTTACGGGTGTAAGGCGACTTGTAGTTGAATTATCTCCAAGCTGACCATAGATATTATTTCCCCACGCCCACGCTTTGCCATTTTTATCGATTGCTAATGAGTGGCTCCCACCAGCACTTACGGCGCAAAACGTCTTTACTGCACCAGCTATGCTTACAGGGGTAGATCGACACGTAATTGAATTATCTCCAATTTGACCTCTAGCATTATAACCCCATCCCCACCCACGACCATATTTATCGATGGCAATAGTCTGGCCGTAACCAGCGCTTATTTTGCAAAAAGTTTTTTTTGCTCCTGCTACGCTAACCGGAGTTAAACGGCTAGTAGGCGTACCATCTCCCAGTTGCCCAACGAGATTAAGCCCCCACCCCCATGCATTCCCATATTTATCGATAGCAAAAGAATAAGCGTTCCCAGCACTTATCGCACAAAATGTCTTTTGTTGACCAGCCACACTTACTGGAGTACGCTGACTAGTAAGTGAATTATTACCAAGACGACCAAATCTATTATACCCCCACCCCCAAGCGCTCCCATTTTTATCAATAGCGAGAGAATGCTGGGTAGCAGCACTTATTTGGCAAAACGTCTTTATGTCGCCCAGCACGCGTATAGGTGTGCGGCGACTTGTAGCTGAATTATCTCCAAGTTGACCAAGAGTATTAGTTCCCCACGCCCACGCACGACCGTTTTTATCGATAGCGAGAGAGTGAGAATCGCTACCACTTATGGTACAAAATGTTTTTGCAGCACCAAATACACTGACTGGTGTGAGACGTTGAGTAACCGAGTCGTCACCAAGCTGGCCGCTAGAATTAAGCCCCCATCCAAATACGCGACCATTTTTACTGATTGCAATGGAGTGTGATGCGCCAGCGTCTATTTGATAAAATAACCTTTCAACTGCAAATGACTCGTTTACTAATGTGGTATCAAGAATCGGGGTTCCGTAAGATCCAATCATTCCAATATCGGCCCCCGCGCCGTTCTTAACCTCAACGCTCCAATTAGTTTCTACTAAAACCCTGTCTCCAATTCTTGCTCCAAGGTTATAAGACTCTAGCGTCAAGTTCTGCAACGATAATCCAAATTTCTTTACATCTTGAAAATTAAAAAACTCAATCAACATTGACTTCTGAGTTCCGCCTTCAGCATGAAAAACCTTGCTTAAATTTTCAGCTTGAAAATCATCAATCAGCGCCGACAAAGATAATGTGGCAACTGTTGGTCTTTGAATCTTCCTAATATACGGATGATTGTTTCCAAATCCATAAAGAGCCTTGCGTTCAAACTGTACAGAGAATTGCATACTCTGAAAATTATTCGCAATCGCATCAAAGAAGCCAAAAGTAATTGGCGAAGTGCCGCCACCTGACTGAAAGTCTGGGGTAATCTTACATTTACTGTAAGGACAGCCGCCATCAAAGACTTCCTTAGCTTTTGGTAGATATCTTTCAGTTCTTGAGTTGTTAACAAAGTTTAACGAGAAATTTTTATTTGCATCTTGAGCATTTTGGCCACTAACAAGGGTATTTACCGATGGTAAGTACTTCGAAGTCGCATAATCTTGCACATTAGCATTCGCGCCAACAAAAGAGCAGGAAACAGTCGCCAACTGATTAACTGCCACACTGATTTCATAGTTAGTAATATAAGCATTGCCAATGGCAAGAATGTTGCTGTTAACAATTCCTGTCTGCAAGTTCTGGTCAATACCGTCATTCTGCGCGATACTGATATAAAAATTACGGTCGCCAGTAGACGAGAGAATAGAATCGAATGGGTTACCAGTCGCACCTGTCGGAATATCCAATCCAATATACTTATCATTCCAGCCATCATTCAAATAGTATTGAATATTTAAATTAACATCCGGCGCAAGCTGAGTCTGTCTTGTAGCAAACGAATCGGAGCCGATTTGTTTCAGCGGAGTTCTTTCAATATTGAAAGAGAAGTCGTAGCCCTGAATAAAATCAAGACGGCTTATTCCGCTACCCGTATTCATCGCCTCCTCAAAAGCACCAGAGGAGCCGACAAACATCATTTGCATTTCATATGAAATTGGTCTGCCCATTAATAAACCCTCCTTATGCCGACAGGATCTTCTGCCAGTGTTATTGAAATATCATTGACATTTTTGTAAACAAAGGTATGTTTCCATTCTGGGGCAAAAAAGTACTTATTCTTATTGTATATATTTGGAATCTTGTATTGAAATTTTCTATATCCCTGTCTACTGCATAAGAAGTGCAGAATTGACCTCGCCTCAACGTCACTTATTCCTTTGAACTCAATTCCAAACTGTTTTAACACGTTTGCGTGCAGTCCAAAATCGCTTCGTTTTACAAATGAATACGGTAGCTCGCTCTTTAAAGAAGAGGTGTCCTTGGACACATCTGCCGAGTAAGTTGGTTGGTAAAAAAACTCCTGCGTCCATTTGCCATTAGCTATCTCAGATCCGTTTATCGACGACTGGCTTGTGTGGTCTCCAGTGCAGTAATAAAAACAATCATATAAATTACTTGTATTTTGCGGAAAAGAAGAGTTGCCAGTATGCCTAACAACATCATATTTTGAATAAGATGTAGATGTGGCCCAGTTTCCCTTGATGCCGGAACCAGTCACAAACATTCCGTTCCAGTTTAAAAGTGGCGAAGTTTGATCGGTTGCCAAGTTTACCTGAATACTATAAAGATCATTTACGGTAAAGTTTGTTTGGATGCTTCCGCAAAACAAGTTCATTGGCTTGTATATTGAAGCGGGATCTGTAAAAAGAAATGGAGTCACTCCCCTTAGATTCTCAAAAAAGCTGGCGATCTTTGTGGCCTCCGCTTCTTTTCTATTCTCAAATGGCATTTGTACTGTCATCTGCAAATGATTTAAACCCTTTGGCATACTATATATGTAATTATCAACAGTTGTGTATGTTGACAGGTCTGCGGAAAAAGAAACTGTCGTTCCATAAGACGGTTTAAAATCAAACGTTGTTTGAACCGTTCCTGTGACATTATAATCTCTGTCGTATAGGAATGACATTAGATAAAACCTTGATATGTAAGTGTTAAGGAAACTTCATCGGTTGAAGATGAGTTTATTGTTTCGCTTATCAACTCCATATTATTCATTGAGAATGTCGTTAGAGACCCTATTGTTATATTAATATTCTGCTTATTGGAATCAACAATATAATCTAAAACTCTTTTTGACTCGTAGTCGTCAACGCCAATTGTAAATTGAGCCGTCGCCCTGAATGGGCGGAGGGTAACAATATCCATTGGAACTGACCCTGTTGGGTGATAAAAAGCTTGTCTAGGGCATTCAACTGAGTACGTAAAAGCCTCTATTCTGTTTGTGCCGCTACCATCGCATCTAATAGCAATGTCTCTAGGGCGAACGACTGATAAAGCCCCTGTTTGACTGGCCCCTGAACTAGCAACACCAGTTCCTACAT